GTTATGGGCTTGATTGCTTAACAGGTTTTAATCACTCCAATAATAAAAAATGGACCACACAAGAACTTCTAAATGATGTGAAAGATGTTATAAAACAGTTAAAGGAGGAGCAATGCAGATATGGCAATAGCCTCTGATCTATCTATAACATTTGCAAAAGACCAGTTAGGGCATACAAACGAGCTGACCACATTAAGAAATTATGCAAAAACTAATAAATCAATGATTGAAAATGGGATAGATAAATTTGAAGCAATTTTCGAAAAATGTGAGCATAATGTGAGCATAAAATAAAACACGATAAAATTTTATAAAATATTCAAAAAAAAGCCTCGCATTGCGAGGCTTGATATTGTAAAATAAGAGAGAGAAAGGTGAAAAATTAAGATTAATATCTTTCATAATACCATTTGATTTTATTCCTGAGAAAATCTCCTGTTTGTTTTGCTGTACCTTGAATGTCCGGGAGATTCCGCAAATCTACCTTGCTTATATTTTGGTTCAGATAATTATTCCATGGAAGAAGTTTAGTTATTAATTCTCCTGCACAGTCGGCATAAGCTAAACTTTCTCCAGCGTTTTTTGTTTTATAATTCCTGCACATTTCGCCTATTTCTGCGTGCGTATAAAAGTCAGATATATTTAGTCTGTATTCTTTTATTTTTTCAGCGCAAGCTTTGTAAAAAGCTTCTGCTTGAACTTTTGTAATAGGTGTCCTGTTCAATCCTCCGCAACAAGAAATATTATAAGTTATAGAGTTCATGCCACCAGTAGATGCTGCCTGACCAATAGCTTTACCGATATGCTTTATACCTTTATCGTCTATAAGTAATTGATAACTGTTTAAATCTATTGTATTTGGCTTGTAGCTAGACCCCGTCCAATGTCCGATTATATACTTCACTGTCATTGTCTACTCCTTTTGTATACAAAATCTTCCAACGTGATTACACGTTTTTCGATGCTTTCTATTGCGATATCAGTCTGTCTTATGTGTGAGTCAAGTTTTTCGGCGATGTTATCCATTTTTGCAAAGTGGCTTCCGAGAAAAATAAGACAGCCTGCAAAGGTAAACACCGCCCCGATGGCCCAGCGCTTGATTTCCAGAAGCACATTAAACATAAGGTTTACTTTTGCGGTTACGGATAAGTCATCCGGATGATCTGGGTCGCCGAAAAGAAATTTATTAATTCTGTCAAGCTGACCTTTTAATAACATGTGGTGCTCATAGCATTCCTGCGCCTGTACCGGTCTTTCTTCTGTCATACCCATTTCTCCGTCCAAATATTTTTTACAGCCTGCCATATATCAACTGCAAGATACATCAAAACAGCTTTTAAAGGCGTTACTTCTTCATTCAATAAAGCATGAAAGAATATTAGACTAGCAAGATTACGATTGTAATTTACTGTTTTAGGATTAGCTAAAATGTAATCGTGTATTATGCTTGCAGGTATATATTGAGGTGTGTGCGGGCATCCGAAGAAGAAACGCAATAGTTTTGGTATACTGCATCCGTCAGAAGTAAAACCGCCAGGTATCATTAACCAGAAGGTTTTCTTACCGACAGCAACTCTTACAGGAGCACTACGCCTTACTGTAAACGGAGTTTTCCGGTTAATATAATTAAATTCCAGTTCGTGTTCAAAATTATAATTAACAAACATCTAGTTATTCTCCAGAAATATTTTCAGAAGTTTAGCGAATTTGCGTTCTTCTTCGTCATTAGCAGGGGTAAAACAAGGGTACATCATGATAATAAGGTTTTCAGCTGCATCTATCCCCTTACGTTTCCTTTTAAGTTCTTTTAAAATCTCTGTTTCTGATTGATGTTCTTTCGCCTCTTCTGCATAGCGGAAACCGTTCTTTACGGCTTCCGCAAGCTTCTCAATTGCCTTTGGTACATCAAAAGCCATACTATGCTACTTCCTCGTCAATTTTATCTACATAGGATAATACGATTGGTTTTGTTGCGTTAATTACCGGTAAAAAGGCATCATCTATTTTATTAGTGCTTGTTTCGATTGCAACGTTCACAAGGTCATACGCGAACTCGACAACGCCCTCAGTTAAAATTTCACCGTGTTTTTTACAGCATTCTACTAATGTTTTTTTCATTTTGTCATCCATCATAGCCTCCATTCTCGCTTGTCAGCGTTTTAATTATCTGCTTTCCTTTATAATAGCTAAGCTTAGATCTTAGCCATTCACCCGCTTTGTCATAAAGGGATTGAAGTTTGTAGTCCGGACTTTCACGGACTAATAATTTACTGCCATTATCCAGCGTTATCTGCGTCAGCTTTTTCTGCTGTATCAGTCGCTGTGTCCACCTCATTTTCATTGCCGGTTCTAAGGGAGGGTTTGTAGCGGGAACTCCCGACAGTACCCTATTTACCCCCGGTTGTATCTTCATCTAAAACCACCTCCAGTGTTCTATCCTCCGTTAATGTTAAAACGTCTGCACGGCTTATATAGCCTTCACAGCTCACAACTATATCTACGCTGCTTCCGTAAGGCACAGTTATTTCACTTTGGATTTCACTGTTAATCTTTATAACAGCCTCTTCCGGTATCGCATTAACTTTGAGCTTGCAGGTTGTCAGATATCTATAATCGTTAGTATCGAAGAACTTATCTAACTGTTCTTTTGTAAATCCTAATATTGTACCTACTGCATCAATGTATGGATTGCCTCTATAGAAATTATTTGCCTTAAGCTCGATTTGCAGAGCTTTAATATCAATAGTGGCTTTTTGTTTTTCTACAAGAGAGATAACATCATTAAAATCAAGCCCTTTAGCTTTGTATATAGCTCTTTCTACATCGGCAGCAGTAAGGTTAAGCATTGCAATACGTTCGGCTTCTTTACGTGCCTGCTCTTGCTCATATTCTTGTGTGTTATCTATAACCTCACCGTCAACAAGTTTTTCGTATGGCTCTAAGGCAAATAACTCTCCATTTACACTTTCCTCAATTTTTCTTCCGTTTTGATGGTTGTGCAGAACAATAAAGTCTGCACGTTGCTTATCAGTGTATGGTTTTTCTAGTTTGTATGACATAAGTAAAATCTCCTTTATGATATATATCCCATAGTTAACCAACGAACTAAACAAGGTTGGACTGTAAAATCATGCCCCCTGCTTTCAATCCAGATAGTTTTATTATTTATTATTTGTGCTGTACCATAGAGGCTATTATTATAAGATGTTGCCAAAACGGTAAAATTAATACTGTTATATGCTTTTGTCAATGTTATAGTTTCTTGACCTGATGTACTATTTTTCCCCCATTGCTCACACCAGCCATCAGAGTATACTCTATAACCGCTCGTACCGTTAACATAGCTTTGCACGAGATAACCGCGCGATGGCGCATTGATATTAGTTATCTGTTCTTGCATCCTCCCTGCGTCAATCAGGTTAGCATTCTGGACCGTTGCACCAACATAGTAGTAGAGAGCCCATCCGTCTGGCACAACACCCGCATTTGCAACTACAAGGCCTGATTTTGCAGGGTCAGGATGAACGCCCCAGGCTATATTTGTGTAACCACCGCCCATAGCTCCAGCAGACCCTCCAACAGGAACAGGCGCACCATGAGGGCCAGAAGGCCTTGAATTTGTATCGTTTCCATCACCGCCATATTTACTAAGCATAAACAAATTAGAGCCATCAGGTGTTAACCCTAAACCATAACCATTACCAACAACAGCACCGCCTCCAAACATTCCTTCTGTGCCATTTTTCAACGGCAACCTAAAGGTTTCATCAGAGGTATTAATTTCAAAGTCGTTGTCTGTAATCCATGCTGTAGGGTGTAATATACTTGTATCTTTACTTGAATCTCTAGTTACCGTGTAAGACGAGCCTTCAAAAATTGAAGTAAAAGTAAATCCATTTGAGGTTAATGTTTCGACTGTACCATCAAAAAACATTGAATTTACGCCAGCATCATACCTATATACTGATGCACCCACTACTGGACTTTCAGTAGAAACCCACCAATAATAACCAGATGAATCAGTAGCTATAAAACAATAGCCTTCTTGACCTTTAAACCCTTTTACCCCTTTATTAACATTTTCTAAAATCCAGTTGTAATAGTCAGGATAAACAGATTTAGGTTTGTACACACCATCAGATTTTAGCCAGCTGAGATTATTCGGTTCTACATCAAAATACTGGCTCATTCCAAAGAAAAATGGATTATTCAGCTCAATCTCATTAGTGATATTGACCTCTGTTTCCTGTCCTGTGGCTATCTGGATGTAGTAACGCAGTTTGAGCTTAGTTTGGTTTAAGGTAGCTTCAATACCAGATTTTGTCGGGTCGGTAGTCAAACCAACAGCTCTATTAACATCAAATGAGCCACCAGATGGTGCAGTACCAACATTACTACCAGAACCACCAGTGTATAAAAAAGCACCATAACTTTGAGCTCCGCCATCAGCATATTGAGACATAACACCAGTTTGAATACCATTAGTAAAACCTAAAGAAATACCATTACCAACAACAGGCAACGTACCACCTGCGTTGATTTCTACATAGTCTGGATATTTTGGAAGTCTAACAGATACAACCGTTTCTCCGTCGCTTGCATAATTGAGTACAAACTTGTAAACACACCCGTCAATGTTTAACAACGCTTCCGCCTGCCAATTATCTTCGGTGGTGAAGTATTCTGGATTAGTTGTTTGGATTTGTAATAATCTATTCAAAAACGCTTGAGTATTAGAGTTGATTTCAACTATTTGCCCATTGAGATAACGTCTCAAACCTTTTGTTTCATCAACATAGAGTGCCATACCGATATCCCCTACCTCAAGACCAGAGCTGCCGCCGCCCCCTGTCTCAAGCGGTGACCAGTATGTACCCTCTGTATCGTCAGCCGGTGAATGGTTGATGTTTTCATCCTGCATTGATTTATAAATCACACCGCCCACCTGACAAAATGAGTTCAGGTAATATGTAGTACCCGCGTCCCATTCAGCTATACCCTGCTGAAAGAGGTAAGCAAGCTGTTTAGAAAAACCATATTGGACAGCGTTCATTTCTTCCATAAACGGCGCTTCGTTTGCAGCAACAGCAGCTTTCCAACCCTCTGTATAAGCTTCTGACTGTAATGCTTCTATATCATCATTATAAACAGGGGTGCCGCTTATCATACTCCCGAATACCGCAAGTTGGTCACTCTCGGCATTGCCCCCGAAAATCTTTTGTGTCTTACGCTCTATCTTTGCCATTTCTACTCCTTAATACCATCTTGTTTTAACCCGGCATCCTATACCTGGTGACTGTACAGTGTTTGACTTGCCAAAAACCCCATTTGAACGTGATGCATCAAAACCTACACGATAAAACCGTCCTTTTGTACCATCAGCCCCATCCCCGTATTCACTTATTACATAAAAGGCTCCTGTAGGATTCAAAGGTGCCTGACTGGATTCTGTTGTGGCAGTCCATTCTCCTAAAATATTTGGCAACCCAGCCTCTATATAACCAAATGTATTACTTCCCCAGAAAACCCTATCTTTAAAATTAGGCAATACAAACGTTGTACTGCCATCACCAGCGCCGTATGTTGTACCATAAATATTGAATAGGGAGGCATAAGTAGTTCTTGATACAGTTTGGCCATCAAGCCAAATTTCGTTCGGAAAAAGCGTGTTACTAAGTGTAGGCTGCGGAAGCCCTATCTCATAATTTGCAAGCTGCAGGCTCCCGTCTGACTGGAATACGCGCCAATAAGCATCATTAGTAACCGCATTACCGGTATTATCATTAGTTAAAGATTTATACACGGTTACATAGCCCTGGTTGTTAGTAACCTTAGCTAGTGAGCCGATATAATAAGTCGTGCCGGCATCATATTCAGGAATACCCTGCTGAAATAAATACGCAAGCTGAGTTGTTACCGCAAAGAAAAGCGCATTCATATCCTCCTCCCAGGGGGACTTATCGGATAAGACTGCGCTCTGCCATCCGTTTAAAAAGTTGGTATTCTGTATCTGCGCTAAATCCTTTGTATAAACGGGGGCCTGGTCTTTTGCTGTACCAAAAGCGGTTACTTCCAGACTTCCTGCCTGATTCGCAAAAACTTTCTGTGTTACACGGTCAAGTTTAGGCATTTATTGCTCCTTTGGTTGATACTTACTTGTTTATTTTTACTCCTCTGGCGTTACAAGCGAGATAAGATTCTCTTTTGTCAGCCACGTACCGGTTTGACGTTTGTCTTTGGTTGAAAAACCGACAACCGTCTTATTCATTATACCTTTACGGTTGAATCCGAAAATTTGAGAAGGAGAAGGCACTCTAAGTACATAATTTGCACCGATACCTTCGGGGGCTCTGTAATACCCTAATTGTTTTGCTGCTAACGCCGCCAATGTGCGTTCTGCTGACACAATATAAGTAATGGTTAAATTATGGTTATTCTTTAATAAAACATCGCCCTGAAAAACATTCCATAACGCTTCATCAATCCCGCGTTCAGAACCCCGCATAACATTTACAGCGGATTTGAATTTGAGCAGGAAGCGGTAATCATTATCTGGAAGCGAATATTCACTCTGGTTGTAATTCTGTATTGTCCTAAAATTCCCGCCCTGCGGTTTCCCCACTGTGGAAAATCCCACAGAATCCTCTCCGTCATAGAACTGGAAAAATATCATATCATTATAGACACCCTGTACAATCCTCGGACAGTCAAGGATTTTGCCTATTATATCAAGCTGTGGACCCTCTGCCGTATCGATATCCAGAATATCCTGCAGCTGGAAAATTACACCGTCACCCAGATAAATATCAGCACCGATTTTGATAGTTTCACGCGCCTTTGGTTTATTACGGTATTGAAGGATTAATAAATCCGCATAATAATTTTTTACATCCTCTATGTCCTGTGTATAGTCAGGCATTTTCAGCTCCTAAACGATTGTTAAAGTTATATTCTCTGCTGCTATTACGAAAAATTCATCCAGACCGGCTGGCACTGCATATTCGACCCAACTTGAGTTATCGGTTGATATTTCTACGTTATAAGGCGTACCGGCATCACCTATTGTCTCTTTTATCGTACCCAGAAGCGTTGAACTCTCTGCTCTTTCATGGATTTGATACTCTGTAAGTGCAAGCTGCTCTTTGATATAGTTTTCATCTAAATTAGTTGTCGTAAAATTTTTAATAGTAGCTCTTACATACAGATTTACCGCAGTCGGAACGTCGTATAAGACTTCTACCACATCGCCGTTAGTCTTTTGCACCCAAACCGACTGCTCACCCTTCATCGGAATACCCGGCGGCAGGTTGTTGTAAATAACCCGTCCGATATCTTCCGGCTGTCCGCCCTGTACAATAACCCAAATACCGTGCGCAGGGATACCGTTAACTACCATATTTGTACGGTTATCATATACTTTGCACTGTGTAACGTTTGTCAGATTGAGCATTTGTGATTCTGTACTCTCATCAAACCCCTGAGAAGGTACTGCCATTGCCTGATTTCTTCTCAATCTAAATTGTGCGGATGTTTCACCGGTTGAACCTGTAATATAATTTCCTGCCGGATTATTAACAGAAGAAATACCCTTAACAATTGTTTCCATAACATTGATTGTATTAGGTAACGCTGTGATACTTCCTAAATCAGCAGCCCTGAAATTAAGCGAATGCACACCTGCCTCAAGTTCGGCGGATGCTGCAAGTATCCATCGGTTTCCGTTTATATCTCTTACTGTGTAGCCTGTACCGTCAGCACTCTCGATATTAGCGTCAAGCCCCTGTAAGCTGGTCGATTCGTTAACCGTGACATTAACATAAGTGTAGCTGTATGTATACGCTTTTATTATCAAGCCGTTAAGCTTATACAAAATCTGCTGCGGAATACCTATAACTCTATCCGGATCAAGATTGTTATAAAACTGGGTAAACAGGTCTAAAATGTCTTTTTTTTCCTGCGCCAAAATATTAATCCACTGCCCGTCCGGACTGTTTTGTTCAATATTGATGTCCTGACCGTATACGCCTTTAAATTTAGTGATTAAGTCCTGGCGTATTTCTTCCAGAGATTGCGTAACAAGCCCGCTAATCCCGATATAGTTTTGTGCCATAAGGCGCTCCTTTGCTGGTTGATAGATAATCTATATCCAGCATAACAAAGAGCCTGAAATTCCCTTGACAAAACAATAAAAATAGTAAATAATGAAAAAACAGGGTAACCGCAGTGCAATTGCGGTTTCTTCATACCCTACAGGAAAATCAAAATAATTTGTAAAGCCGCTATCAATGCAGTGATGGCGGCTTTTATTATTCTTTCCATCGCTTACCTCCTTTCTTAGCAAAATTTCTTCATTAATTTTGCGGCTAAGCGGAAGTAATGGTATTACCCTACCCTGCATAGCAAACATATCAAAATAAAAGCCTATTGTCTAATCGGCGTTACTTCACCCTTATAAGATTGAGAATAAATTGTCTGTACATCGTATGTGATTCTAATCTGCCTATCTGCATTCACAATTAAATCCACGCTGTTAATACCTGTTACACCGTCCGTATTCTTAATTACCTCCTGAACGGCATTCTCCAGCCTGTCCTGGTAGTGATAATCAAGCAAATTAAACCAGTCTATACCCTCATTAGTTGCAAAAAAGCAATCCCCGAGAAACGACAGTATGCGGGTTTCAAGATTAAGCCCTATCTCCTGATTAGCAGTAACATAATTGCTTTTATTAGCGCCCCATGTCCAATCGTGGGCAGAATCAAGATTTCTAAAACTCATTGTAACAACTCCTCAAACTGTGATTTTAAATCAGTAAACGCCTGTTTCGCCGCAGGTGTCAAGACTCCTGTATTTGTAACTACTGCTATATTCTCACAGGCTGTTAGAAACGCCTGAATTAAATTGGCAAGATTTTGAGTGTTATTACCTATATTTATCTTTTCACCTATGCTAATCAAGCCCTGAGCTGCCTCGCCTTGAATATTTTTTAATTCTATTCTATCAGGATAAATCTTTATATAGGATTGCTTCTTAACTTCTTCTATGATTTTTTGGTGAATAAGTGTTATAGCTTCTGTGTCATAATCCACCATCGGATTCGCAAGAGTAGTAAAAGTAGTCAGGGCTACACAGTCCGTAAAATCGTGCATTCTTGTCGTGTCCGGTGCGTATAATTCCCCTGTCTCCAGGAATGAATCTATGTTTCTGTCCATAAAAAGCAGAAGGCAGATTGTTCCCACAGGGTCAGGCATTGTAATATGTGCATTTCCAGCACCTAATATTATGAGCGGTATATCTGTTATCGGAACAGGCGTTATATTCTGCTCATTGAATAGCTTGACCTGCATTAATTGTACTGTACATCGCTGGGTTGCGGGGTCAAATTCAAGAATTTTCCCGATATTATGACAATTGAGGCGTGACATTACCGCATTTTGAGCTAATGCCATAACCCCGTTAAAATTTATTTGTGATTTTTCAACCTGTTTTATTTTTGCTGTCATATTAATAATTTCCTATATACTTTGTCGGATTAACCGCCGTTCCGTCTTCTCTTACCTCAAAATGCAAATGCGGGCCGGTAGAGTTTCCGGTACTCCCTACAAGTCCGATCTGGTTTCCGGTGTACACATTCTGCCCCGGATTAACAAGCCAGTTGTTTAAATGTCCGTACAGGCTTGTAACTTTTTTGCCGTTTATAACCCCGTGGTCGATAATAATTGTTTTCCCGTAACCCTTTATCCAGCCCGTAGTAATAACTTTACCATTCGCAGGAGCATTAACGGGCGTGTTCATATTGGCCGCAATATCCATTCCCGAATGGTTGGTACTAGCCCCGCTTATCGGAGCTGTACGTCTCCCGAACGGGCTTGAAACTCTGCCCTGTACCGGCTTCAGCCATTGGCCGGTAGTTGCGACCCCGCTCTGAACTGTTTGTGTCGCTTTGGTGAGTGTTCTGGCATCTCCGGGCAGGATTGAAAGAGTAAGAGAGGTTATTAATTTCCCGCTAACAACCGGACTTATTACACCTTTATGTTCAATTTTTACTACTCTGTAAGATTGATTTAACCATGTTTGTGTATAACTCAAGAGTGTAACCCCCTGCCCCGCCCTAATCTGGGGCTCAAAGAGCATATCACACTCGACATAAGCATTTGCACGTCTGGGGCTGCCTAATAATCCGCTTTCATCCGATATAACCAGAACTTCTCCGGGGATTAAATCTCTGTCACCCAGTATGTTAATCTCATCATTGTCAATAAAAATATTATACCCGCCGTACTCACGCCCCAGAAGGTCAAGAGTCTGACCGATAAAGGTTTTATTGCGGGGTAACGGCTCTATATCCGGAGTAATATATCCGACAGATATTTTACCACTTCCGCTTGTCGCAAGTCCTAAAATGTCTTTTAGGGTAGTGCCTTTGGTAAAAGTCGCATTAAGAAAACCGTACTCATAAAACTCGGTACTGGCAGACGCTAATATCTCCGTTATAAACTCGGTACTCCCTCCCTGTTTTTCAGAGGTACAATTCTGGATATATCCGGAAAAAACAAGCGGCATATTTTCACCGTAACCGGCGTAAAACTTCATATAAATATACTTTTTGCCAAAGTTCCACATATCAAGCCATAACCGTGCCTGGTCGTTTCTACTTAGGTTAACAAGCTGGAATACTCCCTGATTCTGGGTTTGATACGTGCCGGAAGAAATCTGAAACTGACAGCTAAACGGATAACTTATGGTTAACTTGTCACGGGGGATTAAGTCCAGACCGTTTCGCTCACCGATTTCAAATTCAGCCCTGTAATTCCGTTGGAGTTTTAACATAATAATTCCCCTCTATAGTTTGGACATCCTCACGGGTCAGAAGATACACCGTTGCGTATTTGGTAGCAAAATCGGTTAAAAACATAGGTTCTTCATCATCCTGAGTATCGCACCTCAAACCGAACGGTAAATAGTTCCTGTAAGCTCGTAAAATGTTGTAGCTGGTAGTTAACCTTATGTTTTTGTAATTGTAATCGCCCCATTTTACCCCGAAAAACCAGCCCAGTTGATTTTCTTTGTAATCAAATTCAAGCGTCACGGTTGAGCCGTCATCTAAAATCTTTTCTATTTTCTGGTTAGGTTCTACTCCCAGTTCGTTCAACTCGTACATTATACCGCCTGCACCTCCGAACCTTTACTGATACCTTTATTAACCTGTTTCGCAAGCTGGCTTCGGGTTCTGCCTGCTGCATTGTTCAGGCTCTCAAATCTTGTCTGTGCGAAATTCATTTGTTTAAATGTAACCATAAAACTTGTCATATCAGCATTGCTTTCACGAATAGGCAGCACTTTTTGAATCATCATATTATCGTACCGTTTCCAGGTAGTCTCAACCGTAAAGACGGCTTCCGATTTCCATAATGCCTCAAAAAACAAAAATGCCCTTGTCTGTGCGGATTTAAGCTTATACAAATCCTGAAAGAGTTTGAATAAATCGACACCATTAAGAGAGTTCCACAAAAGGCCGGCTTTACTTGCAAGCGTCGTATTTTCCGTCAAGGTCTTTGAAGGATCTACGTTTTGATTTTCACCTATTCCCTCGCCCGTATTGATTGTATTTTGATAATTCAACCAGCCTTGTTTAGCCTGTATTGTAGCTGCGCTTAGTTTGGGTACGAATTGTTTAACCAGAGACAATACGGGCGTAACATTCGCTAGGGCATCTTCAATCTCGTTAACGCTGTAAAAATATTCGCCCTGATATCCGCTAAGTGTTAAAACTACGGGGCGCTTTGCGACATGATCCTGTATAACAGAGTTGGAATCAGTGTAATGGTCTGTAATATCGCTCTCCATATTAACCTGTTCAGATTCCGGTACGTGGAATTTAAAACCGGCAATACCTGTTGAGGATAAGACATTCACAACCGCCTCACCTATATTGACGTTATCCTGCAGCAGGCTGCGCGCCATCGAGAGTTTATCCCCAATACCATATTTAGCGTTAAAAGATGTTAAAAAAGCATTTAAAGTAGTCATTAACTACATTGTAGCAAAGTGGGCAAAATCTATTGGGAGAATGTGCCGTTAAGAATAGAGATAAATTTTTCTTCTTTTGCATCTAAATCTGATAAATCCATTCTGTTACGGACATCTAGCGGCAAGTTTCTCAAGTACTCTATTTCCTGTAATGCTTTTATATAATAATTTTCTGCTTCATCATACTGTTTGAGGTTATAACAAATATCTCCTAAACGTTCATAATCTACTAAACCCACACGAGACTTGCCAAGTCTTTGTTTTTCCTGTACAGTTAGCAGAGCATATTTTTTAGCTTCTTCCATCTGCCAGGTGTTAAAATAACGATAAAGCCACATAGTACCTTTTTTATCATTTATATTAGTACTTTTTTGGTTGGCTTCAAGTGCTTTGTGATAATAAGTAATAGCCTTTTCATAATTATATTGGTTCTTCTCTTTTTCTGCTAGGCCCCAGTAGTAATAAGATAAAAAAGATTGTTTTTCTCTTGGGGAGAAGGCGCCGCACTTTGTGTAATAGTCATTTATTTCGGTTTCCTTACCTGCTTGTTTATTTATCGAATAATCTTGTAAAGTTGTATCATAGAGCTTTTCACATTCTGATTTGGTAAGTGTCTGACGAGTTTCTGGCTGGGCAGAAGTTTCCCGCTTCTCTCTTTGTTCAGGTTTTACAGGTTCATTATTAGAATAGTAAACAATTAAGCCTTGTAATATAAATATAATTAAAAATACTATAATTACCGGTATGATAATATATACCCAGTCCTTATTTGAGTAGTTTTTTATTTCTTCATTTATTTCTTCTTTTAATGACTGCTCAATGTTTTTTTGCTTTTCTTCTTCTTCATATTCCTCAGGGTAGAAATTCTTGTATATCTGTTGTCCTGCAGGGGTATTGAATGGAACTACACACCCACGGGCCTTACATTTAAAACAAAAATTGGAAGCAGGATTTCTGCTTGTAAGAATTAAAAATAATACTTCAAATGCAACGACTATAAATGCTATCGGGAAAAATAAGCCTATAACGACAGTTATACCCAGACACCATTGCCAAAATGTCTGAGCACATCCGCTCGAGCGTCCTATTTGATATTGCATACTGCCACAATTTCGACAAATATATTTCATATTGTTTGAAAAAGAAGTATTTATCATTTATCCGGCTCCTTTCTGTTAATAAGGATATTTTAATCTTCTATCTTTGCAAAACTTTTTCAATTCATGCGGTGTAAATTCCCTAAAATCATCATCCTGAAATAAATAAACTCTGCAATCAGGAAAATCATCAAACCAGCGCTTTTCTATAAAGTTAACTATCGGCTCATCATTTTTTATGCTCCAGTTATAAACATTTATTATATCCTCTATCGTACAGAGTTTTTCTCCTACAGGCTCATTTATTCCGCTAATTTTTATAAGGGGTTTAGGATTATCTTCTGCTGTTCTGTTGATTATTTCATTCCGGTGGTAATAGGTACAAATACGTCCGGTTTCCATGCTTTGAATGGCGCTTAAAACATC